AAAAGTGAGTTCGACTTAGGCGTATGTATTACTTGTGAATGGATTAGACCCATTGTGTTTTCAAGACAAGGCTGCTTCTGCATTTATTGTGGGGCATATGTATGAGTTGGTTTGACACAGTAAAAGCACCTCGTATTCCAAGAAAGAAAGGGCAAAGAAGAAACTCCAAGAAGCATTCTGATTTGTATACTGATGAGAATCCAAAAGGAACTATTCATGGATTAGGATTCAAGGATGAGGAGACATCTAGAAAATCAGTAGCGAAGATAAAGCGAAGCGATAGAAGCCATGCACACAAGACTCAGGCTGCAATAGCAATGGAGCAAAGAGCAAGGGAGATGGGTAAGACTAAGGAAGCAGCCATATACAGGAAGTTCATAGAACAACAGAAGAAGAAGACGGAGGCTAAGAAATGAAACAGTGGCTAATCAGAAAACTAATTGCAATGATGGGAAATACATATGTTTGGTTGGATAAGAAACTAGACCATCCTGAAGGGCCAGTTCTCGGTTTGGAGATTGATGATGACTTTGCTAAGATGAGCAGGTATGAGTTGTGTTGTCACATTGAGGATAAGTTCGGATTGAAAAGAGATTCTTTTTGGAAGTTAGAATCTACACAGAAGATTCGTTTCTGTTCGCAAACTGCTAGGAATATCCTGACACCTAAGAGGAAGGGAAGAAAGAAGAAGGCTTAGTTTCCATTAAGTGTTCTACCCAATGGAGATTGTGGGTCTACGAACATTATACCTCTTGGATGGTTCTGAAAGAAATCAGGCTGGTATGGCTGATGTTTAGCGTATGAGTTAGGCGGTGTGTCACCGTATATCTGTTGTATCATTTCAGGCCAATCGAGAAGTGCCTGTCTGTAATCAGTCAACTGTTGTCTCTCATCATCCGTCAATGCGTTCCAAAGCATAGGCTTTGATTGATAATAGTCTACATAAATCTCTAACATTGAGTCTCTTGTTGACCTGACCTTTGCCATCGCTTCTTCCATGCTAATCGTTATTTCTTCTCCGTGTTCTCCTATTGCCATTTAATCACCTCACGATACCGTAAATGTCGCTGTCATTCTTGCAGGGCCGACTTGTGTATCGGTGTATCCTGCCAATCCAGTTGCCCTCAAGTTGAATGTATCACCTGCGGAATAAGATGTTCCATTACCACTGAAGGATGTGAAAGACCTTGTAAATGCATTACCACCACTTCCGCTTGCATTATATGTGAATGTGGTAGTTGATGCAGACCTGTTCTTGAATACTGTAACCGTCTGATTATTTGAGTTTGTCTCACTGCCTTTGTTACCGAAGGTTAAATCAATTCTAGTTAGAGTACAATCAACGGGTATAACAATACCAAAGTCACTTCCACTGGAAGACTTGGTTGTGTTATGCGCTCCATTACCGTATGAAGGGAAGAAACCATTGGCATTACCAGCAGCAGCCTCGGCACTAATATAATCATCCGACTCTTCAGCAGTGATAACAATAGTCTCAGAAGCAGTAGATAGCATCCTTATGCTAATCTGTGCTTCTCCCGTTTCAGTGGATATGTTTGTCGTTCTCTCTGCGTCTATTCTTATTCTAATGTAATCGTTAGCAGTATGCTCATAGATGAATGAAGTGCTAAGACCCGAACCGCCTGAGTTTTCTCTCGTATAGACTTGTGACCTTGACTGTGCGATAGTTGTTGGAGAGGAGAATGAGTTATTGTCATCATGTTGAACAAAGGCGAATATCCTCGTTCTATCAGCACCACTGTCTCCGCTTGGAGCGTCATCGTTTATGGGTATGGAATATGAAATCTCATATAAGCCAGCAGCAGCAAGTCTGATATGTCCATCAGTAGTTGATGATGCATTGTTATCAGGGTCTAATACCTCGGTGTCAAATGGTATAGTTACTTCTGTTGTGGTGACATTGACGTTACCCGCATCCATATACACAGATGGTTTTGCACCTGCACTACCACTACTGCCTCCTCCTCCACTGCTCACTGTTGCAAAGGAGAGTGTGCCACTGCCATCTGTCTGTAACACTTGGTTAGCACTACCGTCTGATGTGGGGAATGTGTATTCTTCATTGAATGTAATCGCACCACCACTTGCTATTCCAAGTCTAACTGATGCGTTTGTAGCCGGATTAGTAGTTCCAGTGTTATCGGTAGTTCCTGTTAGGAAATCTATTCCACCACTTGCACCTATGTTGTTGATAATCTGCAATTTGTTGCTTGTTCCTTGGAAGGCGTGAGCAGTTATGTCGCCGTCTTGCTTGAACCACAAGAACGGTAAATCAGCCTCATCGTTGTTATCGGTATCAGCCTCGATGATTATCCCGCAATCCAAATCAGTTCCACTTGAAACGTGTAATTGTGCATCAGGACTAGTCGTGCCTATTCCAACCCTACCTGATGAATCAATTCTAATCTTTTCAGTGCCACCAGTTGCGAATCCCAAGATGTCTGTTCCGGCTGAATACATTCCGGTATCTTGGTCGCCTTCAAAAGTATGAGTTGGATTGCTTGCTGAACCTGTTGAAGCACCAAACTCATCTGCTCTTACTATGCCTTGAACATATACCTTCCCATAACCAAAACCTGTTCCGCTAGGCAGTCCAATTCCAATAGAACCATTACTTCTAACCTTGAAGATTGAAGTGTCACTTGCTGCATCGTGAACCTCAAACGAATTGCCTGTTCCTCTTTGGACAATCTTGACTAATGCCGTGTCGCTAGTATCATCGAATAGAAACTGTTCTGAACCATCTGTATCATCAAAAGAAAGAGTTGTTGCGCCAAAAGAACCACCATTGTTGTATTGAATGAAAGTATCTGAACCACCGGGAGAACCACCACCACCTGCATTTGCATCCACATATGCCTTGATAGACTGTTGAGTTGCCAAAGCAGTAGCAGAATCAGAAGCCATGTTGTCTTCATCTAAAATTGAAGTCACTTGTAGCACTTCACCGTTGAGGCTCAATGCGGCAATATCTGCACTACTTGATGTGATAATCTTTGGCACACTTAATGTATCAATAGAAGGATTGAATCTAAAGCCACCATCTCTTGCTAATGTACCATCACTTCTATGAAATGCGATAGCATTGTTGGCATTCGTAGATTCATCAAGAGCAACTGTTACTGTCGCTGCATTCCCTGTCGTATCCTGATTCAATGTGCCAACCACTAAGTCAATTGTGCCATCACCGTCTTGGTATGTTGCCGTTATACCTGTCTCAGTGTTACTAGAGAACATACCTCCAACGATATCTTGTACTTGCTCATTCGACAACTGTGTATTTGTGTTAGTGGTAAAGGTGAGATTGCTCTGCATGTATGATTGAAGAACAGAGATGTCCATTCTCTTCAATACACCAGCATCGCTGAGAACTAACTCATCAGTTGATGCTAGACCACTTGTAAGTGCAGTTGCACCTGTGATATCTGATACAGAGAAGTTCATGTCATCTACAACGAAATCCATGTTGTTGTTTGTATCATCATAATCGATTGTGATTCTAGTCTTAGTTCCACCAGTTGCGACTAATGGCCCTGCTATGTCCTGAACTTGTTCATTGGACAATTGTGTGTTTGTATTAGTCGTGAATGTTAGGTTATTTTGCATGTATGTCTTCAACCTAGACATAGTAGCCTTTCTGTTTGTTCCACCAGCCCCGTTATCCACTATCATCAGGTCTGCATCAACTAGAGCCTCGCCAATATCGGTCATACCATCAATATCGAGTCCCACGGTAACTGTATCAGTAGCACCTACGACTGTGGCAATACCGTCACCGCCAGCAATATCAAGGGTGTTACCATGAGCAATAGTCTGATTACTTCCTGAGTCTCCTGTTAGAGTAAAAGTGGTTAATTGGTTTGTATTGGTGTTAGTGGTAAATGTTAAGTTATTTTGCATATATGTCTTTAGTCTAGACATTGTAGCCTTTCTATTAGTGCCACCTGCACCATCGTCAACTATCATTAGGTCAGCATCTACTAACGCTGCTCCAATGTCCGTCATTCCGTCAATGTCTAGTGAGAATGTCTTGCCTGATAGACCAATACCTCCACCTGAACCAACTGCTAGATGTTGAGTCACGTTGCTTTCTGCTATTCTGTTATCGTTGAATGTCCCTGCTGTTATCTTTGAAGCATTTAGTGTGGGTATCCTTGCAGTTCCAAGAGTCCCTGCGGTTATTTTAGATGCGTTCAATGTAGGAATATCGGATTGTGAAAGACCACCATCAAGGATATTGATTTCCGCTAAGGATGCAGTAATGCCTAAGTTGGTCAGACCTTGTGCCTGTTGTGTGCTATTGAGGGATTGACTGTCATCAATTCTCAATCTGTTACCCAAAGAGGTAGCAGTTGTTGTTGAGAAACTAGCATCATCACCTAATGCTGCTGCAAGTTCATTTAGAGTGTTAAGTGCTGAAGGTGCTGAATCAACCAAGTTAGATATAGAATTGTCAACATAAGTTTTGATTGATTGTTGTGTTGCTAGTGCAGTTGCACTGTTACTACCCATAGCATCTTCATCTAGGATAGTAGTCACTCTTGAGTTAGCAGCACCCAATCTGATACCGCTATCGGTAATATCCATGCGGGAAGTTCCGTCTGTACTGAATGTCTGAGTATCAGTAGTAAAGGCAATTTTATTGTTAGTGTCACCTTTATGTGCTAAAGCAAAATCAATGAGAACACTACCAGCGACTTCTAATTTTTCAGAAGGATTTGTGACACCTATTCCGACATTACCATCCTTGTTAATCCTCATCTGTTCTGTGATGGTTCCATCCTTTGAAGTATCGAATCTTAGATACCCGTCTTCCGAACCATTAGTCGAGTCCTGTATTGCACCAACCATCCTAGCATAGAGATGACCGGAAGATGAACTACCTGAATCACCGAACTCAAACCTAACTGATGAACCGAAGTTTGTACCAGTAGCATCTCTTCTCAATACTAAATGTGCCTCGTTGGTAGTGTTGTATATCGTAGTGTCACCGGAAACGTGTAGTTTTGAAACCGGAGCAGTGTTGCCTATTCCGACATTACCCGATGTGTCAATAACTAGCCTCGGTGTGGTATTCACCTCATCATAGATGGAGAACTTATCAGAGTTGCTTGCTAACTTACCAAGACTCCACTTGTTAGTTCCCGCCTCTGAGAAAAACACTACTGCATATCCATCATCGGGTGTGTCTATCTTTATCCCTGCGTTTGCATCTGTTGATTTGAATAGTGCTAAGTCATTGTCTGCACTTTCAACATGAAGTGGCATTGAGGGACTCGTAGTGCCTATTCCGAGATTACCTCCATCGGTCAATCTCATCTTCTCTGAACCTGATGTCTCAAAGAGAATGGCTCCTCCTGTCCCTACGTTTGCACTATCGGCTCTGATGCTCAAATTACCATTGTTATTGATGATGCGAGCAGTCGGGTCATTGGTAGCATCAGTATCTATCAGTTTTAATTCTGGAAGGGTGTTAGATACAAGTAGCGTATTATTGACCGTTGTGAGAGCATCTTCTATCTTAATTCTCTGTGTACCATTTGTCATCAGACGAATATCCTTGCCTGACCCTGCCATGATAATGTCAAGTCCATCTCCATCTGTTATTAGCCGAGCATCGAAGTCATCGGAAAATGGGTTCTTCATGTCTATGAAAGCACCATTAGGCCCACCCATCTCAATAGAGCCATAGCCAGTGCTTTCGATGTTGAGTCTTGTTCCATGTAAATGAGCAGATGCCTTGATGTCACCAACCACATGAAGTGCTTCATCTGGACTCGTAGTGCCTATCCCCACCTTACCTTCTGATGTGATTCTCATTCTTTCTGCTACACTTGTAGTGCTAGTCGTTTGAGTATGGAATGCAATATCTGCCGCATCATCAGCACCCACTCTATTGAAAGCAATACTCGCAACACTATCTCCATCGTTTGCGGCGGCTATCTGAGCAAACGTTGCATCTGATGTTTTTACACCATCTAATGATACAGTCACCCTATCACTAGCGTCTATTTGCATCACACCTGCACCGTCATAGGTGAAAGTAGATTCTGCATTCATAGCATCTGCACCAGTAGCAGTTAGAATACGATTGTTTGAACCGTTTGCCATAAAGTCAGATACATCTACACTAAATGTCGTGCTTGATAAATCCAAACCTGTGCCAGCAGAATACTCTGTATTTGTGTCTGTGGATGCAATGGTAACTGCCCCATCTGCTTCTGAAATAGTTACATTGCTTCCTGCTGTAAAAGCAAGAGTTTCAGTTGACCCTAGTGTATTACCACCTGCTGTTACTGTTCGGAATGTGTTGGTATCTGCTGTCATATCATCTACAACAAGGTCAATCGTACCGTCACTGTCTTGATACGTTGCGGATATTCTAGTCTCGGTGTTTGAACTAAACATTGCACCTACGATATCTTGAACCTGCTCAGTAGAGAGTTGTGTGTTAGTATCTGTGGATGCAATGGTAACAGTATCGTTAGATGTATTAGCCGTAATTGTTACATTAGAACCTGCTGCTAATGTCAGCGTGTCAGTTGCTGAATCTGCTGCTATTGTATCTGAACCAACTGCTACATTACTGAAGGCATTCTGATTGTTCTCTCCACCTGCACCTGCTGCTACAAGAGTGAAGCCTCCACTTGCATCATCATAACTTAGTAAATGATTATCAGTAGATGAGTTCGCAGTATTCGTTGTGCTTATTTTGGCTGCTGTGATAGCGGCATCAGCAATTCTTGCAGTTGCAAAAGTTCCCGATGTAATCTTAGATGCTGCCAAGTTACCTAATTGTGCATTTGTGATTGTTCCTGAACTAATCTGTCCTGCAATCGTATCTGCGGTGATAGAGCCACCTAATGATGTAGAAGAACCTGCAATTGTTATTGCACTATTTGCTAGTTTAGAGTTGGCTATCGAACCTGCTAACTGAGCATTCGTTATCGTTCCAGTCAAACTGCTTGTAGGGTAGTTCGTAGCATCGGTCAAGTCAAATGCAGGTGTCGCATCCGATTGCCCCAAGTCTAGACTTACCCCACCAAAACTCACAGAATCGTTTGCTAGTTTAGCGTTAGTGATAGAGGGTATTCTATCTATGTTGAGAGTTCCTGCCGTTATCTTGGATGCGTTCAAGTTAGGGATGTGAGAAGCAGACAGGTTGGCAGTGATATCTCCTAATGCCGATAGAGCAATACCACCTGATGCAGACACTGCTACTGTCCCACCTGCGTTTGGTAGAGATATGGTTCTATCAGCAGTAGGGTCTACGATTGTGAGGGTTGTCTCAAAGTCATCTGATGTTGCACCCTCAAACACAACGGCGTTTGCTGCTTCCATCGTCACAGTATTTACCTGTGTCGTAGTTCCTGCTACATTCAAGTTAGGAACGAGAAGAGTTCCAGTGGAAGGATTGTACCTCAATGCGTTTGTGTCATCTAGAAGTGCATTGGATTCATCATGAAACACAACGGGGAAGTTAGTGTTAGCAGTGCTGTCAGATACTGTCACTGTGCTTGCAAGAGTAGAGGTTGCTGCATTCCCACTGGTGTTCTGATTACCTGCTGTGTTTACTCCGGGTAAGTTGATGTTTGCAGTCCCATCGAATGATACTCCACCTATTGTTCGTGCAGTTTCTAATGCAGTCGCAGTTGCTGCGTTCCCTGTTGTATCACCAACAGATGAAACAACTAGGTCGATAGTTCCGTCACCTGATTGGAATGTTGCAGATATTCCTGTCTCTGTATTGCCACTGAACATCGCTCCTACGACAGATTGAATCTGTGAGTCGGTGCGTTGTGTATTAGTATCGGTTTGATGAGTATCTATCATGCTCTTGACATCAGCAGGGGCGAATCTCCTGATTCCTGTTTCAGTCCCATTTGTTCTCTCAGTCGAACTTACCTGACCCACTTGAGCATTGTAAGCAGTTTCTACCTGTGAGTTACTAAGTTGCGTATTAGTGTCTGATTGGTGAGTGTCAATCATGCTATGAATATCAGCAGGGGTAAATCTTCTAACGGCGGTTGAAGTCCCATCTGTTTTCTCTTGTGTACTAACTGCTGCAACTTGATTGTTATATGCAGTTTCTACTTCTGAGTCACTCAATTGTGTGTTAGTGTCAGCAGTCCCTGTTATCGTTACTGCACCTGTTCCACCACTAATCGATATATGGTTTCCAGCGACAATCGAAGTAACACCTGCGTTGGTTAGTGTGACATCACCTGATGTTCCTCCGCCCGATAATCCAGTACCTGCAATCACTCTAGTTATGTCTCCAACTTCCGTAGTGAAACCCTGTGCTGCTATGTAATCGAATACAGCATCACCAGTGACTAAGTTAGCGTTTCCATCAGCAACAGAGCCTGATGTCGCTGCTATTGTGGAATTGAATGTCAGAGAACCATCGTCATTGACTTCGATTGCCTTGGTTGCATCATTAGCACCAGTGACTTCTATCTTTGGTTTTGCACTCTGTCCTGTGTTTGGTGTAATTAGAATGTCCTTGTCCGAGTTAGCCATCAGTATTCAACCTCCATCTTTCCAACATCCTTTCTCTCACCATGTATTATGTAGAAGCAGTCAATGCCCTCGTCTGCTGCATTAGCCACGAATACTTGGTTGTCTTCTATCTTTTCTACATACAGCATTTGGAAATCACCGTTTGGAGTCAGTTGCACTGTTATTGTATCTTCATCGACTAGTTCTGTCCAATACTCAGGTAGTTGTATCACATTTCCTTCTAGTCTGCCTCTATGATACACTCCATGTTCCGGCCCTTCAAGAGAGCCATGTTGTAGTGTCTTGCCTTCTTTTGTTGGGTGTGGAATAACGAAAGACTTAGTTGTAGCACCGAATGAACCATTTACTTGTAGTTTGAAGCCCGGTGCAGTTGTGCCAATACCCACTCTTGTATTCGTGGAGTCAACATGTAATGCATTCGTATCAACTGTCAAGTCTCCTGATACAGTGAGAGAAGACAATGTTCCAACACTTGTGATTCCTGATTGTGCAGCATTTACATTCAGTGTGTCTCCGCTCAGAGTCAAACCTGTTCCAGCAGTTAGGTTGGTGTCATCTGAGATGTCTATTGGGTCAACTGTGATTGCTTGACCACTGATGCTCAGGTAGTTTCCACTGCCAGTTAGTGTAACGTTTGTTGAGTTGTCTGTGCCAGCAGCATCAACACCTAATGCACTTCTAGCCGCAGATGCTGAAGTAGCCCCTGTTCCTCCTAGTGTGACAGGCACAGTTCCGGCAGTTATCGCTTGTCCTGAGATACTGAGATAGTTGTTTGACACAGATGCAAGAGTCACATCCGTTGAGTTATCTGTTCCTGCTACATCGACATTCAAGTTAGTTCTAGCATTGGATTGCTGTGTTCCACTAAGTCCCTGTGAAGCGGTATCAACTCTCAATCTGTTACCTAGAGCAGTTGTGATGGTGTTAGAGAAGTTAGTATCATCGTTTATTGCTGCTGCTAGTTCATTCAGTGTATTCAAGGTAGCAGGAGCAGAATCTATTAGACTCAATACTTGGTTATCCACATAAGTCTTGATTGATTGTTGAGTAGCGAGATGTGCATCGGAGTTTGAGTTCAAGTTATCTTCATCAAGAACTGGAACTACGAAGTCAAGTGTACCATCTCCATCTTGATATGACACTGTGATGAATGTCTCAGTATTACCTGTGACCATTCCACCAACGAAGTCCTCAATCTCCTCTTGTGTTTTGGCTACGACTGTCTCAGTAGCAGTGTTGATATGTGTCACATGACCATTAGCATCAACGGTAATGTCCTGAATGTATGTTCTTCCACTGTTGTTGCTACTGGTTGCTGCTGATATGTCAGGATGTCCTGAAGCATCAACTGCAACTACTGAGTAAGTTCCTGCACCAGTTCTTTTAATTAAACCATTAGAATTGAAATCTGAATCCATCACTGCTCCGGCTGCTGCCACACTGGTAGCGTTGGTTACATCTGCATTTAGTGCCACACCTATCATGTTGCGAATTTGGCTTGGGCTGAGTTCCTCTATTACTCCATTAGCACCTGATACTCTACCTAGTACCCTTTCGTCATTAGATACATTCTGAATCTTCGCATATGTTACTTGGTCAGCAGCGATTTTATCAGTGGTTATCGCATCGTCAATTATCTTTGCAGTGGAGATTTTGTTGTTTCCTATTGTCAAAGCACCAGTGTTGCTGATAGTCGCATCTCCTGAAACTGGTTTGTTTGTGAAATGAGTACCGTTTGCAACCATGATTTGTGTATCAATCGCACTGATTGAATCATCAATAATGTTGATTTTAGCAGGGGTAACTGCATCATCCACTATTTTCGCTGTTGTTACACTGTCATCTGCTAGTCTAGAAGTGACTACACTTCCGGTTGCCATCTTGATAGCAGTAACAGCACTATCTGCTATCTCAGCAGTATCAACAGCATTGTTGGCTAACTTGACATTTGTTATTGCATTTGTTGCAATCATACCTGAAGATACTGTCCCTGTATCACCAGTTGTAATTAGAGTTCCACTTATATTCGGTAGGCTGATTGTCCTGTCAGCAGTTGGGTCAACTATTGTTAAGGTTGTTTCGTGAGCATCAGCAGAAGCACCTTCAAAGACGAATGCGTTCTGAACATTCACTTTAGTTTGATTTACTGTTGTACTAGTTCCATCAACAAAGAGATTGCCCCTAACCCTAACAGTAGTATCATTGCCAGCATCGCCAATGTGTAGAGTATCAGTCTCATCGAGAAGTGCAAGAGCAGCGACAACATTCGCTTTGTCAGTGACATCTGCTGAAGCCTCAATTCCTGCGAGTTTATCAAATTGGGTGTCAGTCATTAGACCATGAGCAGATGTTGTTGCGTCAGGCAATGTTGCCGTAAACGTTGTACTATCTGATTTAGTGAATGTCAGAGTTCCTTCACTAAATGCTGCGGAAGTAACTGGTTTATTGGCATCATTTATGATGATTCTTTCATTGATTCTATTTACAGATATATTTCCGCTACCTTCAAAATTGACTGAAGTAAATGTTCCATCCGTTCCAGTTAGTTTCAACTTCTTTGTATTAGCACTATTAGTGTCTTCTACTGTGAATGTGTATTGTGTGTCATTAGCATCAAAAGATGTATCATCAACATAGTTCTTTACTGCTCTAGCAGATGGAATAGTATCATCACTATTACTCGCAACAGACAAATCTGTATCTAAAGCAGTGATTCCACTCAAATCAGTAATAGTAGAAGAAGTTGTTAGGTAGTTGCCAACTGCTTGCTTTGCATTCAGTTGTGTCTGTATGGATGATGTCACCCCATCTAGATGACTAATCTCAGCAGCAGATACCCCTGTCACTCCATCTAGTATGTTTATCTCTGCGGCAGATGCAGTCACACTTAGGTCACTGAGACTCTCTATCTTAGCACTCAATGCAGTCGTTAATCCTGTGACTTTGCTCTGTGCGATAGCCAACAGTTTGTCATTTGCAATAGAACCAGCGAGTTGTGCATTGCTTATACCACCGGATTTTACTGTGACTGCTCCGCTACTAACATCAAAGTCATCACTAGCGAACGATGCAACTCCCTTGTTCGATGCAGTGGCTTCTTCTGCATCTATTGTGAGAGTGCCACCACTGTCGTTGTATGTGGTTGTGATTCCCTCTCCATCTACAATGAGAGCATTGACTCTATCATCCACTCTCTCATCCGTGTAGTACAGGTTTGCACCTTCTGCTACATTGGCGGTAGTTAGAGTGATACTTCCACCTAGAGCAACGGTGCTACCATTTACTGTGACAGATGAATTAGTAAGTTTGCTGTTTGCTATGCTTCCGGCTAGTTGAGCGTTGGTTACTGAGATGTTACTGACATTAGTTGCGAAGTTAGCACCTGCTGTTGCACCAGTTTCTATTCCTGCCAACTTACTATTCAAGGTAGATGTGAAGTTAACATCTGATTGACTATCAGCAGATAGAACTCCTGTAACTGCGTTGATTGTTAGGTTGTTACCTACCTTTATCCCACCAAGAGTAGATGCCGAAGCATTGGCTAGATTGAAGTTGTTGGCATTTGCCTCTATCCCGTCTAACTTGGATTTCAAAGCATCTGTGAAGTTATTCTGTGACAGACCTCCATCACCAACAGTGTATTGCGTGTCTGTGACAGTTTCTGTTGCTGATGTTAGACTAGTTACATGACCATTTGAATCCAAAGTCACTGATTGAATGTAGGTTCTACTTCCTGAGTTGTCAACGCTGCTGGCTGCACCGGAAATGGTGGGGTGTGCTGTGAGGAATCCACTGTTTGAATTGTCATAGTTAGCCAAGTCTCCATCTACGTTCAGTGTGTCACCGCTCAATGAAATACGGCTTCCTGCGACTAGATTGGTATCATCTGATATGTCTATCTCACCAACTGTAATCTGTTGACCATTCAGAGTTAGATAGTCTCTGCTTCCTGCTAACGTGACATTTGTTGAGTTATCTGTTCCACTGACATCTACTTGCAGGAGACTCCTAGCAGCAGACGCTGAGAGAGTTTCAACAGAGCCAGCGTTACTACTGCTCCTACCAAGTACAACTCCTGAGTCTACGTTCTGTATCTTGTCAAAGGTAACAGCATCATCTGCTATCCTTGCGGTGGCAAACGTGCCACTCGTAATCTTACTTGTAGCGAGGTTAGGGATACGAGCATCTGCGAAAGTCCCACTGGTTATCTTGCTTGCTGCTAGGTTTGGAACGTCAGATGCTGCTATCTGAGCAAACACATTCGACAGGTTGATTTTCTTCAACCCACTACCAGTGTCACTATACATCAGGAAGTCATTTGTCTTGTGTATCCCATTCTCAGTGCTTAGTTCAGCGATATCTACATTCACTGTCGCACCTGAGTTAGATAGCCCTGAGCCGAAGGTTAGACTCGCTTGCTTTCCTGCTAAGTCTGAAGTCAAGTTTGTTATCTTGGACTGAGCAATGCTTCCTGCTAGTTTTACATTCGTAACAGCATTATCTGCTATTACATCAGTGCCTACTGCGTTGTTTGCCATATGGTCAGCAGTAATTTGGTCATCGTCAATATGAGCAGTTAGAATTGCATCGTCAGCAATCTTAGCGGAGGTCACAGCGTCATTTGCTAGTTTAGCAGTAGTGACATCGGAATCTGCAATCTTACCAGTTGTTACACTTAGGTTTGCTAGTTGTGTAGTACCTACTGACGCACTCTGTATCTCAGATGCACCAACAGTATTTGCTCCGATGGAAGTGGATAATGTGATATCTCCTGAACCATCGAAAGAAACAGCACTAGCGGTTACATCACCTGATAATGAAAAGTCTCTAGCAACAGATAGAGTTCCAGCAGAGGATACAGTTCCCGTTAGATTGCCAATGAATGTTCCTGCAACGAATGTCTCAGAGCCAACTGTCCATCTTCCTGCACTCTCATCCCAAAATAGTGTCTTGTTGGTTTGGTTTCCCCTCTCTACTTCTATACCAGCGTCTTGTGATGGTGTGCCTGTCTCATCTGAGTTTAGGGTGATTATGCTATCTCCTATGTTGACAGTGTTTGAGTTGACTGTTGTTGTGCTTCCTGAAATGGTTAGATTACCACCAACAGTCAGATTACCCACACTAATATTGTCATTCGTATCGCCAAGGCTGAAAGTTCCTAGACTTACATTGTTCAAAGCCGTCTTTACATTGTTTGTACCTGTTACATCTGCACCTGCTTCTATTCCTAACATGGTCACTAGATTAGCAGGGGTTATCTCCTCTACGTTTCCTGCACCTGAAGAATCTCTTCCTAGTATTCGATTCGTAGCAGACACGTTCTGCATCTTGGCGTATGTGATTGCATCATTAGCCACATCTGCTGTTGCGATTGTTCCATCTGCTATCATGGCTGATGTGACTTGTACCTCTTCGACTGTTCCAGTGGAAGCCTTTCCTAAGACTCGGTTTGCTGTGCCAATGTCTTGTATCTTATCGTAGGTAACTGCATCACTTGCAATTTTAGCAGTTGTCACATTGTTATTTGCAATCTTAGTAGTCGTGACAGCATTGGTTGCTAATTTCACCTCTGAAACTGCTCCGTTGTTTATCTTAGCAGTATCAACAGCATTGTCTGCTAAGTTACTAGCATCTAGACTAGTGAGTTCACTGGTTAGTGCCAATGTTCCAGTGCTAGATGGTAGTGTAATAGTAGCAGAGCCTTTGGTCAGTGTTCCATCGTTATTGATTCTCATTGTCTCAGAACCACTGTTGATTGCAGAGAACTGTCGAGTTGCTTGCTCGTAAAAGACGAATTGATGTAATCTACTAGTTGAGTTGTTTGCTTCTGCGGAATCAACCTTGACCACTATCAGTGGTATGTCTCCTGTTGCCAGTTCTGCAACTGTGGCTGCACTAGTGGTCGCCTTTCCAGTGACAGCACCATGTCTCCATGCTAAGGCATTTGATGAGTTTACTACAACCACACCATACCAATCATTAGAGTTAGCAGCAATAGTAGCGACAGTAGTTGTTAGAGTAGCACCACTGACATCTACTAGTTTACCATCTCTGAGGACTTTACCTGCTGCAACTTGGAAATGTGTTCTACCACTGGTAGTTCCTTGAGTCAAACCGAATCCGCTTATTCCTCTGTTCTCACCAGTGGCAGCGTGTAGTGCCTTGATGATTCCTGAGTGTATGTTGTCTGTCCCATCCTTCAGTTGTGTGCTAGATGGATTAGTTGCTAGTGTTGAAATTATACCCGGATTTGTCGTCATTAGTTACCCACCTCTACTCGTATTGTAAACGAAACCGTATCTCCACTGGCTACAACACCAGTATTCGTGAAAGTGACTCGGCTCAATAACGTGCCGTTTCCGTTTGTTGTTCCTGTCTCAAAGATACCTATTTCAGAAGCACCGGAAGGAGGAATCTGCGCTCCTGTGAAATCGACATTGTATATCAGAGTAGAACCGACAATTGTTGGAGTCTGACCAGTTTTCTGAAAGAAGAAGTTATTCAATCCTGTTTGGCTTGCTGATGTGCTATCTCCACCATCTCCTATGGCAATAACATTGTATTGTCCCGCTATTAGTGTCGCTACTGCATTTGCTCCTTCGTTTACTACTGTCATCTTCAATCCTCACTTGTGTAATATCCTATAACCTGTCCTGCTGTTGTCTCAAATCCTAATGTCTCACCAAATCCAAACAGGTCATCAAAGCCCATGTTGGCTGTCTCACCTGTTCCTGTGATTGTATACTGTACTAATGTAGTCTTTAACGATATAGAGTCGGTTATGGTTTTTCCAGTGGAAACCTGTTGTGAGTTCCTACTGAACAACGTGGAACTTGAAGCACTCTGTTGTGTGCCGATTTCAGATAGTCTTTCTGCTATCGTCTTGTCGAATGTGCCTACTGTCATGGTTAGTGTCGGTGTTAGAACGTTCTCTATCTCAAATATGATGTAGTCATTAGGGGGAATGTCATATTGTGGGAAGTCTAGGAAAACAACATCTCCTGCCTCTAGTGTTTCAAGTCCTTTCTTCTCAACATTCAATGTTATCTTTCTAGCATCGGATGAGTGGAGTTCTAGAAGTTCAATCGCTTTTACCTTAGCATCTGTGATGCTTCTAATGTTAGCATCAACGAATTTAATGTGAGTTCCAGCGTCATCACTGGAAACACTTGTCTTGATTCTATCACCAATAACAGTGACTTTATTGGCTTTCGCAAAAAGAGAACTATTCTTCTTTACAGAGAAGACTCTATGACTTCGATAGGAAATTGCCTGTTTTCTCAACAAGGGTGCAGAGTTTAAGTCACGAAATACCACTTTTTTGTTATTGACACGAAAATCTAAGTTCTTCTTTCCTGCTAATTTGTTTAACATTTGGAAAGCAGATGCCTGAACGAAATTATCGGTAGAAACGAATGTTTTCTTGTTGAACTTAATTATCTCATCATTAACAAGAGGAACAAACCATAAATCGACATCTGTATCAGTAGTATCTACATCATTAACAGTGATAGTAGTTCCACTAGGAGTGGAAGCAACAACACCAATTGGATATCCTTCATGTGTGAATATAGTATCTCCTGCTACAATGTTCTCTACTGTGGCCTTGCAAGTAATGACATTGTTGGAGACAGAACTCACGATGTTTCCAGTAAACTCTGCTTGAGACTGCACCATGTCAATATCGAGACCTGCTTCTTTGGCTATACGCTCAATCTCTGTCTCTACCTCTTCGCCAATAATCATGCTAGTTCCGATATGGCACTTCGTTGCGTTGTTCAGGTTTGGCTGTCTATCTAACTCCAACTCTATTATCTCGCCAAATGACACTACTCCATTTCCAGTCAATGTTCCCTCATATGTTAGTTTAGCCTCTCGCTGCCTAACTCCACCTTCTATTGATGCTGAAACATCTGTAAATGTCATTAGTTTTCTTTGCCTGTTTGTGCCATCTGTAATGAAACAATCAAACACATCGCCATTTGAGAATGGTATGTTATGCACAGAATTACTAGGTGTCTCAGGAACTATTGATTCGATACTGCTTGTTTCAGGTGCTTTATCTAAGTTCATCAATACATAGGCACTGAATACCCCTTCGTCTAGATGTTGCGTTGAGTTTCCTGACCTGTTACCTGTATCGTATCTAGAAGTAGTCTCACTGTAATCCAAACCAGTAGAATGTAATCTGTTCAAAATTATCTCTTTCGGTGTGTCTCTAAATGTTGTCTCTGCCAATCGCATCAATCTGAATCTTGGTCTTCTTGCCATTTGATTGCCAAAGAATAGGTCATTATCTTCTATACCTCTATCTAATTTTATCACATGGGTAAATGAAGTGGCTGTGTTAGTTGTTTGATTAGTGGTGTGACTGAGAATCTTAGCCATGAAACCAATGTTTCCTCCGTTTCCTGACTGGAATATCTCTCCCCTATGCAATGCGGTTGCGTTTACCTTTGCAGCAAGACCAAGAGATAAGTCGTTTTTTCTTTCCAAGGTCTTCTCAGCAACGAGGTAGTATCCGGTTAGATTCGGAACAAACGAAAGCCAAGTGTGCTGTGAATCAGCATCACTAGTATCGATGGTAATCGTGTCCCTTGCACTATTAGTCTGACTGAGAGATACGTTAGCATCAGTTATGTCCAGTACGGGCTTTATCATCATCTGCGCTCTGTATAATCCACCTTCACTATCCGAACCATTATTATCACTACCAATGCTATCAGTCCAGTCAGTATCATCATGTAAGTCATAGGTTGTAGTTGTTAATGTGTCTCCTTCTTTCGACCCCAAGAAGTATTTTACTCCTAAATCAGTGAAAGTACCTACACCGCTATTTCCAGTATTGTCAACTTGGCCTGACCTCGTATGCGTTCCTGTTATTGCATAGGTGTTCGGATTATTTTGGAATATCATGGTGTTTACAGTGTGTTGGTCAAGGTCAGTTGTACTGTCACTACTGCCCCCATTGAAGCCAGTAACATAAGCGGTGTGGTTGTCCTTTTCTTGTCTGCTTCCTAGTATAGCACTTGTTTGAAACATGTCAGTTGGTACATCCGGGCCATCTCTACTAATCTTCCTGATGTTTCTAAATACTCCAATACAGTTCTCATAAGGATGGGCATCAGTATGCAATCCGTATTTTTCATTTCTAGGAATATCAGTTGAACTTACTCTGTGTACTAGACCTGCGATAACTCTTGAACTATTTGTGAAACTTGCAGTTCCACTATTTATTCCAGTATTACCATGCCATGTGTATTCTGGATGGTAGGGACTCAAATCTGAAACATTGGGATTCGTACTGTGTGTTGATGATTTAAACACGAATGGTATGAAGACACTAGGAGGCAAGAAGGCATCTCCCCCATTACTAAGTTTAGCATACTTGAATATACTGCCTTCTGAGTGATAGTTGGGTCTTGCTAAGTAAACACTTGTGAAATCTACCTTTGTCTGTGACTCAACAAAATTATTATTGGTTAGTATTGGTGTTTGAAATCCTTCATCTTCAAACTTAAATATCTCAAAGGACAACAATGAGTATTGTCTGATTAAATATGCAGGAGTGTTTAGAGCAGTGTTGTCTCCTGTCACGTTTACTAAATTAACGTTATTTGCACCACTGCTCATACTACTAATCGTTGCCTTGACAATGAATACCAACTCACCTGTATCTGCTCTAAAGATAGCATCTCCCTCTGCTAGTGATAAAGTACCGCCGCCTGTAAAGGTCAATGTATTGTTGCCACTGCCATCTCTTACGGCTGCTAATGTAGAAGCAGAATTTTCTCTAAGTCTATACATCTGATATCTCTCAATGTCTAGTAGTGCATCATCAGGAGCAGGTAGTGAATCAGGGTCAACAGGATTGAAATGCCAATCGAACGTTGCTTCTACTAATCTAGCAATACCGAATCTCTTGATGTTGTTTGTGGTTGTACTAGCAGATTTTATCGATGCTCTCTCATAGTTAGTATCCGTCTTCTCAATCATTTTTGTAGTTCCACTGTAAGACGAATGAGAAACTGATGTCGTAGAGTTTTTTCCACTGCTCTCTAGTAGACACGCTAAGTCCTCAAAGTTCAGTGTCTGACTTCCAATGTTGTTGTATCTCAATTTTGAATATGGGAATAAATCTCCCGTTGCGAATATCTCATAGTTCTGTGCTTTAGGAGCATGATGCAACAACTTGTTTACGGCAGATATCCTCGTATTAATTGTACCAGTAGAACTGATAGCATGACTTGGTGGGACTATATTATTCACATTACTAGAAGCATCGATAAATGGGCTTCCGGTTGCGTGTTTTAACGTGTAGTTGGAGTCAATCATATTGCTTCCCAACAAAGGAGCAGAAGAGACAGATAGAGTAGGTGAAGAAGGTGCGATACCGTTTGCCTTTATCGGATAAGCAATTGAGTATGCAGATATTGCTTGTGGTTGAGTCGGACTCTCGTATATTCCAGCATCAGACTTAGTAATCGTTCCTGCTCGTAATATTTGCGTATCCCAATATCTGTATGTTTCCTTGGGTGTATAGAAGGTGTTGATTTGATTTCCAGTTTGTCCTATCTTTGGGTCTACTCTATGTATGAAACCACCAGTGTTTACATTGTTGTTCACCATGTAGAATGAATACCCGCTTCTAGTATCACTGGTGTTATTCTCTAGCCTAGCCATAACCAAAGGACAAATAGGTGCGATTGACATCTTGAATCCACCATCATCTTTTGAGATAGTCTCTACAATGTCAAACATCTCAGAAGCGTATGTCATCTTGTTAATCTTGGTTGTTGATACTCCTGTTTCTTTTGATAACTGTATTGCGAAAGCCGAGTCTGCATTCAATGTGCTAGTGTTCAATGAATTAATGCTGATTGGACTAGCGATATCATATCCTAGTGTTCTGTCATTGTCAAATGAAGCAGTGTTGGATGTTGATTCCAACTTGGTTCTAGTGTCTGTTCTATCAAACGAGAACGAGTCAGAGAATACCAAGCCCTTGTCACTGACTCTTGAGAAATCAGTGGCGGAGTTAGTTATCGATGGGTTACTGCCAATCGCTTTCTTGCCTGAGAGATATGTTGCTTCGGCATGAGGGTCATAGTAGTAGATATCGGTATCAGCAGTAGTAGATAGTGTAACTAAAGGCTCATGCGTGAGAGTTGTAGTAGATGTTGTTGCCGATGCTACCTCTCCAATGAAAATCATATTGTCTGCTTCAGTGCTACTCCTAGTGAACAACAGGGTTCTTGCTTTGGCAGTCGTATTCCAATTACTTATTGTAGCATGACCAATAACCTTACCACTCACACCGCTTACATCCATAGTTGCCGTGTTCAATGCTGGAACAATCGGATTCAATGTGCTGTATGCCATATCCTCAGAGAATAACAGGTTCTTGTCTATCAGGGTGTTTAGTAGAGATGCATTACTGTCCCTTCCCTCTACAACCAATGTTGAAAGCCCATTCTCGGCATTTGTTTCAGTGAGTTCCACAATACCGTCAAACACTTCTTCTTGGAGACTGTACCCATCATTGTAATAGTAGAATCTAGGAATGCTGGTATTCTGATAGAACTTCCTACTAGCATCCTGAAATTTCACATACTCCATGTCCTTATCGATGTAGTCCACATGATTCTGATGACCACTTAGAGAGGTGAATACCACTTTGCTATCAAAGAACTTAGACTGCTCTTTGGGTATCGTTGTTCCTGATACAGTTAACCTATTGCCATCAGCATAAACGACCTGTGTATCTGAATCGAAGTTCTCTGTATTCAACACACCAGTCCAATGAGCAATCTCCACATCTGCGTTATCAAACTCATGCACAGTTGCAGCAACAGTGAAGGAAGTAGCATTGAGTGTCTTGTTCGCCTTCACAGTGACATCCTGTGTTCCTGAAGACTTGCTTTGTACTGCATTTATCACATAGTAGTAGTCGTCTACCTTGATGATGGAATCACTAGCGAGTTTCGTAGAGAGAGCATAATCGTGCGTATCTAACATATCTGTGAATCGAATCTCATTTGCCCCATCTACTTTGGATGCTTTGAATGGAAGAGGTTTGAATGATACCTTGTCACTGAAAGCCGTTTTCATTGCCTTCAATGTCTGTCCCTGTCTTATCTTGAAGGGCAACATTCCTGAGTTGTTCATAGCCATAGTCTTGAACATCTTGCTCATCTTGTTCTGAGGACTGTTGACTATCACATCAGTAGTGAGTGGAATCACATCATTTCTACGGGGTCTAGGGTCTGCTGTTATGTATCTTGAAGGGCCAGTACGATTACCATCAAGGGTCGCTGATGTTGCTGATGTGCTATCAGAGGTGTGTCTCTTCATGTTTGGAAATGCCTTGTGCCAAAAAATAGGGTTGAAGTTGCCATCAGCATCATCAGTTGTCCTTAGATTATCCACAAGAGTCGCATCTAGTTTCCCTCTACCGATATTAGATATCACTCCTTTTTGCTTTGCCTCTGTTCGGAATACTATATTCTGTATTCCCTTTCCGTATGTTAAAAGAAAGGCAGATGACCCACTTCTCCATGCAGTCGATGCTTGTCTAGCGAAATCCAATTCAATAGAGTTATCACTAGTGTTGATTGTTTTTACATTACCAACAAAACTATCATCTGAGTCATTGAACAACGACATGCCTTGGAATACTATATTCATAAAATTAGGATAACTGCCTGTATTCACAAATAGTTTCTTCGATGAACTGCCCTCCTCAAACGCTGAATAAGCAGCACTACTGCTTGTGAAACCAACATCAGTGCCACCTGACCCACCAAGATTTGGATTATAGTCAAACCATCGTAGTCTAGTGACAGTGTACTTCTCCATGTAGTCCAATTGGTCATTCTGTTCTAATCTATCATTGTAAAAGAAGAACGTTGGTCTATCTACTCTGTTTAACACATCATAGTTATCTGTTGAAGCCTGATTATCACCACGAAGACCGTAACTCACAGCCATGATATCGGTATCTGTCTTTGCTGGCCCTTTGAAGACCTCAAAGTTAGTTCCCTTTGGAATTGGTGCATGATACTTTGGACTAAACTCCAATCCATCACCTACCTCATCAAATGTTGATATTCTAGTTATCTTAGCAAAGTGTGGTCTTGCAGTATCTGATTGTGTAGAAGAGTCAAATATCTCAGGGTTTAGAAGAATAAAGTAATCATAGTTCTCTATGTCTAATGCCACAACATCAGTAGCAGGGTAATCAATTACAGAAGCACCCAATGAGGTATCTGCATACACGAACTTTCTATTTGTCTCGCCTGTGCTAACACTGGTATCAAATGCCTTTATCTTGAAAGGAGGGGTTGTCTCTTTCGCAGTAGCATAATTAGCAATAGTCTTGTTCTTGGGAAGAAGCCTATTTCCTATTTGGTCAGCCTTGTCATTTGATATAGAGCCACCATGAGACCCCTTTCTAATCTCGGTGAATATAACAGATGAAACTACATCAGAGGTAGCAGTACCAGTTCCACTAGTCTCAGACTCCACAAATGTCGCTTTCAATACAGGATTGACTGACACATCTTTGAATGCCTTTCCAGTAGAAAACTCAGTAGTCATACTGGCATATGCTTCATTGGCATCATCCTCGTTAACTCCTGATTTCAAGGGATAGAGAATAGTTCCATTTGTCTTTGCCATATCAATCACCAAAGGAGTAGTAGAACAGAGTGTCACTGTAATTAGGAGTCAGGGTCGTGATGGTAGGGCAAGGAGTGGCAGACTTGTGGAATGCAATCTCATAGAGTTCTCCCATGAATTGAGTAGCCTTCCTAGCAGTAGCAGATAGAGTTCCATTCTGTCCTATGAAGCAGTCACCCGGACTCGTATCCAATCTGAACTTACCGATGTTCACCTTCGCTCTCTTTACTGGTTGATTATTCACATACAAGGTGATGGTATTCCCATCAAAGGACATACCAACCTTACTTGGTTGCTCCAAATATAGAGCCTCCTTCTGTTGTTCCCTGTATATTGTTCCTGTGACTGTTGTAGCAGGAGCAGATGCAAGTGTAATCGTATTTCCGCTTACTGAAGAAACAGTGCCTATGAGTGTCCCGACATTGTTGTATATCTCATTACCAGCACCTATTCCATCTGCTTCACCTGACCCTACATTGATGTCATTGACATTGGTGGTGAATGCTCCTATTGACAATCCCGAACTTATTCCTGTATTGCTGATTGCTTGGTCTCCTGCTGATGCGGCTACTATTGTTAGCGTACTACCGCTTCTAGTCACCGTCAGAGAACCATCGTGACCTGAAGACCCTGCGATAACTGTTCTTAGATTATCAGCAGTTGTTTGTGTATTTCCCACTACGTTTGTAAAGAAGACAACATCATTGCTTCCTTCGGTTGCAGTAGAACCTTGACTCTCGGTTACGGCAGGTTTGTACTTCTTGACGAGACCAGCACTATCCTCTAGAGTGATGAATGCAGTTGGTGTACTTGCGGCAGAGTAGTTGGAGAACTGATTGCTGCTTACTGAAATAATACTAGAATAGCCACTTACTCTTGCTAACGTTTGACTTGATTGGACTGCTCCGCTTGGAGAAGTCACTGTGACCACGCTCCCACTGGCTGCTGCCTCAGTTCCCCCAAAGCCAGTTCCTGTAAATGCAGCATTGATTGCTCCTGCTAAATAAGTAGCAGTGACATCCGTATTGCCTCCTATCAGAACCTTATGAACAGGACTAACGCTTGTTGTGCTGTTAGTATCCAATGCTCCATTTGTGAAAGTACCACTAAAGAACTTGAAGAATTTAGCAGCCGTTAAACCACCATTTGAGTTTCGCAATCTGACTGTCATGTAGTAGTTCACATTACTAGCACTCGTAGCGTTCGTACCTCCTGAGAATGTACTAGCAGTTAGTTTATCGCTATTCGCAATTGTCGAACCAATAACAGGGCCAGTGTTAGGCGTGGTACTGTGGTTTCCTGCTGTTCCAACGGCATCCTGCACTAAGGTAATAGTTCCTGTTGTCCCGGTAGTGTTGGATGTTGTAGCACTGATATCCAACCCCGAACTTGGATTGCTCCCACTACCATTTACGTCATTGATAGCCTTGAATAACATCAATCTAAAATTCGCATCATTGACGGTGTTATTATTAATCACAACCCTACCAGTCTCAGGAACGAAGACATCTACTTGAGTATTGGTTGAACCATAGCCAATTTCGCCCAATTGGTCTTGCAACAACGCCCCACCTGTAACGCCCGATAAATCACTAAATGTGAATATCCTCGCAGTTTGTCCCTGCATTTCACCGGGCCACCCACCTGAAGAAGAATTATCTGTCATAAAGAACCTGTATGTTTTATTGGAACTAGTACCTGTGCCTGTCTGCCTGTTTCTGAGAATGATGGCATTGTTGTTACTAGCAGACGTAAGCGTTGATATGGGAGTAGCACTCCAACTATTGTTGAATGTTATTGACCCCGATGCCTGTGTACCGCTAGAAGCAGCAACGTCTAGATGAGAAGAACCGGGAACAGCATCCACAGTGAATGTGGCTGTACCCTGTACTTCAGCAGTGTTTGTGAAACTAGCCAAGTCTCCTGTTATCTCTGCTGTTGCGGTTGGTAGAGAGCCAGTCGCACTACTGGTTATCTTCGTTTTGTCTGTTGTTATGCCACTGTAAAGACCATCAGGGTCATAGTATCCAGTCAGTGATTTCTTAGATACGAATACTGGCTCACTGGCAACTGTGTGAGTTATCGGAGTACCTATGGAGTCTGTGAGTTCAACAACCAACTTGTACTCTGCTGGTTGATTGAAGTTGGAGGATGTTGTATTCTGCAAGTAGAACTTCAGATAGTCGTTGCAGAATATCATCATCTTGTGAGTTCCTCTACCTGCTCCGAAGTAACTGACACTCTCATAGTTGGATGTGGTATCTGCTTGGTCGTCTAGTGATAGGTTTGGACTAGGAGGAGTCTTTGTGCTATCGAGCCTTCCTTGTCCTGATGTTCTATGACCGACTCCATTCACATCATAGGGAGTGACTATCGCTTCGATGCTGAATGGCCCTCCGTAATCCCATAGAGGATGTCTTGACTCGTCTATCGTGTTGCTTCCAGTCAAGTCGTTGCTGTTGTAGTCATCATACTCTATCTTCAGATGTCCATCGCACATGACAGGAAATACCAATGCCCTTGTATCTCCTACATGTGCTGTTGTTGCCATTCATTCACCTACATGTTGTTGATTGGGTTTTCTGCTAGAACCTTAGCAACCTCAAACTCCAAGGTGAATGGTACAGCGTTTGCTTGCTCACCTGCGAAGGTGGTGTTGAAGGAACGTATGAATCCTGACATTCCTGTTATCTCATCAACCTCTGAAACATCCGAGAATGCTGAGAGGGGAGAGATGTCAATCAAATCAGAAACTCCTGTTGTCGAGTCTATGAAATCATTTGCCGCTCTCTTGAATCTCTCATCGTATCTTCTATTCTCATAGGTGAATGGAATGAGTGGTAAGTCTGACATGTCATTTGTTTCGTCATCTGTTGTGTGGTAGTTAAAGTTCGTATCGATTCTGCTAGGCATCAGAATGATGAGTTTGTTCATTGACTGGTCATCCTGTGCCGCACTGCTATCAACATAGGAATGTATCAGTTGAGCCATCTCAAATGGTGTTAGTATCCTCTCCTTAGCAGAATCACTTCCCTCTCCTGTGTCTTTGGATATCCTTTGATTCAGGAGCGTTCCTGTGAGGCTTATCGCCTTGTTCGCTATACCCATATCAAAGGCAAGAGTCTCTGACTTTCCAGTTGCCATAGAAGCAAAGGGAACTGGTAGAGTGGGAACTGTCTTGCTTGTGTTGATTCCTATCTCCGTCACGAACAGTGGTATTCTATTCACTGCTCTGTCTCCACCTATCTCATTCCTTCTTTGCAGTTCTAGAAAAACGCTGAAGTTGCTGTAACTGTCACTTGTTGCCATTTTAGAATTTCACCACCGATGTTGCTGTCCTATTCATTCTTGAGTTTATTTCTCTCGCTACCTTGTTTGCTATGTCTTTTATCTCAGTGTCAGAAGCACCGACTCTTCCAGTCACTTGCACTGTGATGTTGTTAGTCACACTGCTTCCACCCATCATTGAGCGAGTATCTGAGTTGTTGTATACTCTAGAGCCTTGAGGTAATCTGACTAGTTCCGGCCCTCTCTCCCCTACCATGTGCATACCAGTCTTTGGAACGATGCCTCCTTGTGCAAAACCAAACACTCCTCCAATCTTGTCACCAAGTTTTCTTATGCCATCTCCTACCTTTTCTACTGCTTCAGGAGATAGAGCCTCTTTCAAAGCAGTCTTTATTTCTGCAAGAGTTGGTATGTTTAGGTTGTCGAATAGGAAATCTTTGACACTAACAAATGTATCATACAGGAATCCTAAGACTGCCCCTATCTTATCTGCATGTGGTATTAGTTTGTCTGCTAGGTAGATTATAGCAGCCATTGCTGCGGCAAACAGGATAGCAGGAAGACCAATGAACAGTGCTGCTATTAGAGCGATACCTAGTGCTATCTTTGCTACGACCTTGACTACATGTAGACCAGCCGCTACAATCGCTCCTCTAGCGGTATCAAACTTATCTTTGATTTCATCTAATTTAGTATTGAAG